ACTGGAAATGCAAAGCCAGAAGAAATTGATAACGGAGCAGGTAAAGTACACGATGGTGATACTATTAAGCCTTCTGCCGATAATGATTCGCCTAATGCAGAACCAAATAAAAATGAAACAGGTGCAAAACCTTTGACAGATGAAGGTGGTTCGAAAGGTGATAATGCTTCTGATGCTAGTGCAGAAGTTGCCGCAGACAAACCCGCTCATGACCAAGAATCAGATCCTATTGAAACTCCTATGAAAGACGATTCAGATCCTAAGAAAAAAGTTTCTGAAGAAGAAGAAGTCACTGAAGAAGATGAAGCTCTTGAAGAGGCCGATGAGCTTTCTGAAAAAGAAGAATGTGATGAAGAGGAAGAAGAAGAGGAAAAAGCTTACGAAGAAGTTGATACTGATGAAGTAAGTGACACTGTTCAAGAAATTGCCGATAATCTAGAAGCTGCACTTAAAGGTGAAACTGTTTCTGAAGAAGGTCAAGATACGACTGTTCAGAAAAATGCAAACGATGAACAACTTCCCGATGAAGACAAAGAAACATTGAATACCGAAATGGATGATGCAACTACTGCTGAAGCCGATAAAGGTTCTCATAATCAAGAGTCTGATCCGAATGAAACACCTACTAAAGCAAATCCAAAAGGTGTTGCCGAAGAATCTGAAGAAGCAGTTGCTGAAGAAGCTGAAGAAGCTGTTGCTGAAGAAGCTGAAGAAGAAGTCGAAGAAGATTCCGTGGATGAAACAGTTAATGTAGAGATTGATGCTTCTGAAGAAGCTGTTGCTGAAGAAGCTGAAGAAGAAATGGATGAAGCAACAACAGAAGAACTAACTGCCAAACAAAAAGAGCTTGATAAAAATAAAAATGGCAAAATTGATGGTGAAGATCTTGCAAAACTTCGTAAAGAAGAAGCAGAATCTGAAGAAGTTGAAGAGGTATCTGAAGAAGATAACCTTGACGAAGACTTTAAAAAGAAAGCCGCCATTGTATTTGAAACAGCAGTAAATGAAAAGGTTCTTTCTATCCGTGAAGAAATTCAAAAAGAATTTGATGATAAATTGATTGAAGAAAAAGAAGCACTTGAAGAGAAGTTCTCTGAGTATGTAGATTATGCTACTCAAGAATGGCTTAAAGAGAATTCACTTGAAATCAAATACTCATTGAGAACAGAAATTGCAGAAAACTTTATCCGTGGTCTGAAAGGTCTGTTTGAAGAAAATTACATCGAAATCCCTGACGATGAAGTCAGTGTAGTAGATGAGCTTACCGAAGCAGTTGAAGGTTATAAAGACCGCCTTGGTGAGCAAGAAGAGATGCTGGAAAATTTACAAAAAGAAGTTCTTTCATTTAAGAAATCTTCAATTGTAGATTCCATTTCAGAAGGCCTCACAGAAACTCAAAAGATCCGCCTAGAGAAATTGAGTGAAAGTGTAGAAGCTGATGATGTAGGCGAATTCCAAGAGAAACTAGAAGCTTTGAAAGAAGCACACTTTGAATCTCCGGAATCCGCAGCAAAAGTCTTATCCTCCTATGGAGATGAGGTTTACAGCATGAACGAGAATGCAGAAATGCATTCGCAGGACCAAGGTCCAGTCTCACAGTACGCGAAATATCTTTCGAAGACTGTGCTTAAGTAAGAAAATAAAAAAAATAGACTAATTAAGAAAAAACGAAGAAAAAAAATAAGCAGTTTGTAAGGAGAATTAAACAATGTCATATGACGTACTAACTGAAAAATGGGCCCCTGTCATCGATCATGATGACCTTCCCCAAATTAAAGATCGTGAGCGCAAGCAAGTTGTAGCTCAAGTTCTTGAAAACACAGAGAAAGCTTTGCAAGAAGAAGCATCAATGCTGGATGAAGCCAGCTTGTCTGGTGCCACTTTTGGTGGTGGTTTCTCAGGTGCTGGTTCTAATGCCACACTAAACGCAACTGGCCGTGCCGGTTACGATCCTATCATCATTTCTTTGGTTCGCAGAAGCGTTCCACAAATGATGGCTTTTGACCTTTGCGGTGTTCAGCCAATGAATGCTCCTACTGGTCTTATCTTTGCACTTCGTGCAAGATATGCAAACACAAATGCTCCAGCCGGTACAGACGGTCTTGGAATTGAAGCATTCTATGACGAGCCATTTGCTAACTTCTCTGGTACAGCCTTTAATACAGGTTCACCAGCGACTCACGCAGCTGGTTCTAACACAGATGTTGATGGCGATCCGTTTGCAGTAAGCCGTGCACGTAATGATGGTGCATCAACAACTGACTCAGACCCAATTACAGATACAACAGTAACACCTGTTAACGATCCTTTCGTTGACACTGTAACTGCAAATCCTGGTCTGAACACTGGTTACAACCCATCGGGTATTGCTGAAGGTAATTCACCTTATGGCATGACTACTCGTGAAGGTGAAGGTGATAACTTCCGTGAAATGTCGTTCACAATTGAGCGTACAGCGGTAGAAGCCAAAACACGTGCTTTGAAATCAGAGTACACAATGGAACTAATCCAAGATCTGAAAGCTGTCCATGGTTTGGATGCTGAAGCAGAACTTGCTAATATTCTTTCCACTGAGATTTTGGCTGAAATCAACCGTGAAGTTGTTCACACAATTCTTTCTCAAGCCAAGTATGGTGCTTCTGGTCTCACAACCAACGGTATCTTTGACTTGATTGCTGATGGTCAAGGCCGTTGGTCAGTTGAAAGAACAAAAGGTCTTATGCTGCAAATTGAAAAAGAAGCAAATGGTATTGCTTTTGAAACAAGACGCGGTAAAGGTAACTTCGTACTTTGCTCGGCTAACGTAGCTTCTGCATTGACCATGGCTGGTCTTCTTGACTATAGCTCAGGTCTTCAAGATAACCTTGATGTAGACGTTACTTCAGGCACCTTCGCTGGTACTTTGAATGGCCGTACTAAAGTTTATGTTGACCCATATGCAACCAACGGTGACTATGCTGTTGTTGGTTACAAAGGTGCAAACAACATGGATGCAGGTATGTTCTACTGCCCATACGTTCCATTGCAAATGGTTCGTGCAGTTGCTCAAGAGACCTTCCAACCAAAAATTGGATTTAAAACTCGCTACGGTATGGTGTCAAACCCATTCGCAGCTCGTACAATCCAATCACAAGGGTTGGTTGCTCCTAACAGCAATATGTACTACAGAAAATTCCGCATCGATAATGTCTAATAGACATTCATCTTTGATGAATTCGAAAGGGAGTCTTCGGACTCCCTTTCTTTTTGCGTGGTTATAAATACTTCATGGCAAATACATACTCAGAAGTCACAGGAAATCAATTAGAATTATCTTGGGCACCACCACAAAACTTTTTTCTAGCAATCGAAAGATTACCTGGATTACAATTCACTGTACAGCAAGTAAATGTACCACCAATAAGTGGTGGTGAAGCACCTATGCCAACGCGTTTTAATTCTGGTAGAGCATTCATTCCAGGTGATACTGTAGATTATGCTCAATTGGATGCTACATTTTTAATTGACAAAAATTTTAAAACATATCAAGCAATTTTAGGTTGGGTTAAAGGGATTAATAATCCAGAAGGTGGAACTCAATTTGATGATTTCATTGATGACCAAACAACACAAGGACCTAAGTTTGGTAAGACAATGTCTAACATTACTTTGTTTGGAACAGATGCTTCCAACCAACCTGTAGCAGAATGGAAATTTTTCAATGCATTCCCAATTTCTATTGACGGTCCACAGTTTGATTCAACAAGATTAGATATGGAATATATGACTGCCGCAGCATCTTTCAGATACATGTATTTAGAATTTACAACATATACCAACGGAGCAAAAAATAATGATACGATTTAAAGACTATAACCCAGTAAGTGAAGCTGTACAATACCATGCAGATAAACAAATTCCATTATCAGAAAATGTATTTAGAATGGGTTCTGAAAAATACTTCAATGTGTTTACTGAAGCACGCCAACTATGGCAAGAAGGTAAAATTGAAGTAGATGAATTGTCAGAGTGGTTCCTGAGAGAAACACAACTTGGTGAGTTTGCTACGTATGCAGGAGAAGAAGTTCCATTAGATATGCCGATGATGGAAGAAGAAGAAAAACAAGAACTAAATAAACCAAAACGTGGTGGTTCTAAAAAGTTTTATGTGTATGTAAAGAATCAAAAAGGCAACGTTGTTAAAGTAGAATGGGGAGACACAAGCGGTCTCAGTGTGAAGATGAATGACCCTGATGCAAGAAAATCATTTGCAGCAAGACATAACTGTAGCGAAAAGAAAGATAAAACAAAACCTGGATATTGGGCGTGCAACACACCAAAATATGCAGGTCAACTTGGACTCAAAGGTGGTGGAAACTTCTTCTGGTAAGGTAGCAAATAGACCTTATAAGCAGTTTACCATATGTCAAAATGTTTTTATTAGAATATTTCCCACATCTACTAGTGAGTACGAGCTCGTCTGGCACAGAGATTATAAAGATAGAGAAGTCACCGTTCTTCAGAGCAATGGCTGGTTATTTCAATTCGATAATGAAATACCTTTCGAGCTCACAGATTCCCATGTATATGAAATAGATCGCGGTAGATATCACCGAATCATAAAAGGTGATGGCGAACTTATTTTAAAAATAATCGAAAAAAATGGTCCTTTTTAGGTATTAACAACTTAGGTGTGTCAATACAAAAGTTGGAGGCGGCAGAAGTATCCAGTTACGGTACCCGTAACCGACCATGTAAACATGGCCGGTCCCGTTTCAACAATAAAAATGTTATTCTATAGATTTTCTTTTACAAACATCTTCACTAATTGAGCAACGATATCACTTCTTACGATATCATTGATAGTAAATCTTACAATTGGTACATCAATTCCATGATTATCACACATAGAAACAAAGTTAAGTAAATCATTACCTTCTCTTATATCACTTTGTGCAGGATCTCCGAGTAAAATTAGTTTTGAGTGTTCGCCTACACGAGTTGTAATGGCTTTGATTTCTTCTATCGATAAATTTTGAGCTTCATCAACAATTACAAGTGAATAATCAAATGAATTACCGCGTATGGTTTCAATAGGTTGTACGACAATCTGTTCTTTCGATGCCATATACTCATATCTACCTTTGCCTAAACCATCTTTTAAAACATTTGTAATTGGTCTTAACCAAGGTTCCATCTTTTCTTCGACGGTACCTGGAAAATAACCAAGAGATTTGCCAGTTGGTACATTTGCTCTTGTAAGTACGATAGTATCATACTTACCTTTCAGAAATAATTGTGCCGCTTTCATACCAGTACAATATGTTTTACCTGTACCAGCTGGTCCAATACATACTGTCATTGTACTGTTGTCTATACAATCCAATAAGTATTGTTGTGTGTTATTCTTAGGTTGAATATGAAATGCTACGGACGAATTAATTTCTTGCAATTGGCTTTCTTTCTTGGTCTTTCTTTGGGCTCTTGCCATTTTTCTCTCCTTAAAAAGAAAAAAGAGACTCGGCTCTGGAGAGCGGAATCTCTTTTGTTGAATAAGATAAGTAATCTATACTCATACTATATTTATTAGAAATCGGTCTTAGAAAGCAGTATAACCTTATAATGATTACACACGAAGAATTGCTAGAAATGTGGGAACTTGATGCCGGCATAAGTAAAACCGATTTAGACGGTGAGGCTTTGAACATTCCTAAATTGCATCATAAGTATCTTACAATCTTAATGGATATTCGCTCTAAAAAGATAGCGTATACCCACAGACTTGAAGATGTAAAGAAAGAAAAAGAATTGTATTATTCAGGTCAAGCAGAAGCAAGTGTGTATAAAGAAAAACCATTTGATTTAAAACTTAAAACAAAGGGTGGTGTTGAAAAACATGTTAACACAGATCCTGAAGTAGTATCAATAATGCAAAAACTTGAGTACATGGATGTATTGCTTGAAGGTGCTAATCATATTTTAGAACAAATCAAATGGCGAAATAGCTCAATCAAATCAGCAATCGATTGGGCAAGATTTACAAGTGGAAGTCTATAATGTATAAACTAATGAAACTACCAGAGAATGGACCGCTTATCATGGCATCACATGATAGCGACTTCAATTACATGAATCCAGTTATGGTTTTTCAAGATGATGGTAAATATAAAATCGGTACCTTCGTAGAAGTTGCAGATTTTACTCAACCATTTCGTTTTTGGGATACAACATTTGAATGTGTACCATCA